ATAAGACTGACTGCATCATCCTTTTTCTTGTTGATGATCTTCGCATATATCTGGGTTGTTTCCACCTTGGTATGCCCAAGCAGTTTGCTTACAGTATATAAGTCAACTCCCAAAGTCAGCATCATCGTTCCGAAAGTATGTCTGCTGCAGTGGAACGTTATCGGCTTACTTATTCCGGCGGCTTCCATCCATGGAGTGATATATATCTTGGTGCAGATCTCGCGCGGAAGTTTAGGGAAGATAAGACACTCATCACTCATGTTACCTTTTTCCGGGAGCCAGCCGATGGCTTTCTTGGATATGGGAAGATATATGGGTGTTCCTGTCTTCTGCATCAGCTTGTTCAGTCTCCACTGGTCACCGTCCTTAATGAGATCCTTCCATCTGAGCTGACGGATATCGCTATATCTCAAACCGCAATAGCAAGCGAACAGAAAAGCCTGTTTGATATGCTTATGGGGATTTTCCGTTTCTTCAACTTTTTTCAGTTCATCTATTGTCAGGAATTCCCTTTTGCTTTCTGGTACCTTTATCTTGTCCTGGACGGAAAGCTTGTTTATGGGATTTTCTGATATGATGTCCTCACGGACTGCCGTGTTCAAGGCATTACGCAGACAGGACATATAACTGATTATCGTGAATGTCTGAACCTGTTTTCCGCTACGTGTGCGGTAGTCATTTTTCAGGAAGCTCATGAATCCGATGCAGTATTGCCTGTCAATTTTGTTGAGCGGAATGTTTATATTGTATTTTGTCAGCACATTTATGGTCTTGTGAATCAGCTTCTGGTCTTTGATACCCTTCTGTGCCTGCTTCTTCTTGAAAGTTTCCATCCAGTCGGCCAGTGTCTGCTTGGCTTTCAGTGAAGTATTCTTCAGACCGGCCTTGTTGTTGGTTATTTCAAGAATACGGGTCATCTTTATAGCGTTGGCAGCCTGTAGAGTGGCTTCGTTTTGAGCCTTTGCCATGGCTCCTTTCTCCGGTATCAGATACAGTTTCAGAAACTCATAGCTGCGCTTTCCGTCCACATAACAGTCCAGATAAAGTGACTGTACTCCGTTAGCCAGATTCTTTACACGGAGTCTGACGGGTTCCTTTGTGGATTTGATTGTTACTTTATTTGTCATATATATGGGGATTTATAGTTTGTTATCTATCAACCGGACTGCATCATCTTTTTTCTGACTGATGATTTTTGCATACCGTTGTGTGTGTTTGATACTGGTGTGCCCCAAGAGTTTTGATACAGTATAAAGGTCAACACCAAGAGTAAGAAGCATGGTGGCATAGGTATGCCGGGCCGTGTGGTATGAAACATTCTTGTTCATGATTCCGGCTTCCTTTACCCATGGCTTCAGATACTTTGAGAGAGCATAGGGAGTCAGATCAGGAAACACATTGCTGTCAGCATTCCTTTCAGTGTCTGGCAACCATTTCAGTGCCTGTCCGGGCAGAGGAATATAAACGACATTTTCAGTTTTTTTCATTCTGGTAGCCACTTTCCATGTACAATTGTCACTGTAGATGTCTTTCCATTTGAGGGCTCTGACATCGCTCAGGCGCAGTCCACAATTACAGGAAAACAGGAATGCACGTTTTACAGTTTCATTTCCGCACCTTGCTCTGATAAGCTGCTTTACTTCATCGATTGTAAGATATTCCCTGACAACTTCGACCGGCTGTATCTTTTCAGACGACGATAAAAGGGAAAAGGGATTTGTAACAAGTATTCCTTCACGGACGGCCGTGTTAAGGGCTGTATTCAGTTCGCAGAGTATATTGAATCCAGATTTGGGTCTCAGACATCTCCCATCCGACATTTTGTATTCAGTCTTAAGATAATTGGAAAAACCGATGCAGAAAGACTTGTCAATCTGACACAACTCTAAATCTTCACTGTATGTTAAAAGGAATTTTTTGGTTCTTGTGATGTTCGATAGTTCTCTTACACCTCTGTCCTTTTGGATTGTATAGTATTGGTTCATCCATGAAGATAACATGATGGGGGATTGTCCCGTATCTTTGTTGGAAATATATTTATCCGGTACCGGGTTCTTCTGGAGTTCTTTAGTACGTTGCTTCCTGAGTTTTTCAACCTTGTTTAAGGTTGCACGGTTTTTTCTGATGGAATTGTCATCCGTCTCCACAAGCAGGACAAATTAGGAAGACGTTCATACGTGCGCTTTCCATTCTGGTAAATCTCAAAAGATATGGATTTACGCCCGTCTGCCTTGGTAGTAAACCGGACTTTTACGGGATCTTTTGTATATTTGCCTCTGTCTCCTTCCATCACTTCTAATTTTGTTACAGCTACAAAGGTAACACAATTCCCCGTATTTATCGCAAAAACGAGTAACAAAATTACAGCAAAAATAAGCTATTTAATAAAACGAAAGGAATCAAAGGTAATTTTATAAGTATTTATAAATTAGCATTATGAGTTGCTTTTATTTCTGTTTCTTTCTTTTGATTTTCGTATTTAAGGTATTAGGCTACCCCACCCTTCGTTTGGTGGCAGGCGGGCAAGCCCGCGTGCCCGCTACAACCGGCAGAATGCCTGGCCGGAACAGGGGCGGATTGTCGGGGTTATACAAACTCCGTTTCCGGCCTTCGGGTCAATCCGCCTCCTCCAGTACGTGTGCCGCAAGCGCCAGAAAGGACTTGCGGAACGATTTGAGGCCCTCTTGCGTTGCGTCCGGCTCTGTGGTCGTCCCGTCCGCTTCGGCATCGAGAATGAGCCCCGCAAGCACCTTGGAGGTCTCGATGAGCGACGACCACTCCCCGCCGAGATCGAGACGGAAGAAATCCATGAACTCCAGACGATCGTCGAACCTCGACCGGCGCAGCACGCGCTGCATGGCAGCCAGGGCAATACACCCCATAGCCGTCGCATGGATTCCGACCGCCAGCGGATCGTCGTCTTTCGACGCCTTATCCGGATCGACGCGGACGCCGGATGCGGTCATCGCGCTACGGACGAGCTGTCCGCACGCCGAGCCGGTCGCGGAGGAGTCCGCATAGCCGACCACCCAATCGGACAGTACCTCCCGCAGTTGCGCGGCAAGGCCGGATACGGACTGTACATCGTCCGCCGGAGCAGGCTGTCCGGACTGCACGGCCATGGTAATGACCACGCTCTTGGGAAGACGGATGCGCGTCAGCAGACCAAACGACTCCAGCGTGTCCAGAAAGGAACGGACGGTAGCGCGGTGCCAGCGCCACTCCACAGCCAGGTCGGAAACGGTAACATGGCACTGGCAGGGCCGGAGTTCATAATCCTGGCGCCTCAAATACGAAGAGACGAATCCTGCCATCGCCTTGTCCAACAGGTCGCAGTAGGCTTCCGTTCTCGTCTTTCGTTCGCCGACTTTTTCCTTGAGGTAGTCGAAAACCTCCATTTGTGCCAGCACCGTGGCCGGCATTCTTTTCTTGTTTTCCATATTCGTCGATATTATTGATGATAATCGTGTGCGGATATGTCGGAGCTGCCGCCGTCCGCATCATGCGGCAACCCTGCGCGATGATCGTAGCGATGGGGCACGGCAGATGTTGCGGGAGGCTCCGCCCGTCCGGGCTCCACCTCCTTGCCGTCGCATTCGGACATGGCCCGAGCGGAGGGATAGAACAGAGCTGCCAAAAGGCAGTAGGCGGCGGTAACGGCCACGGTGTACAGACCGGGCACGAAGCCGATAGCCACGGCCGTGAGCGCGAGCACGGCAAAGGCCCGCGGCCGGCCGGACAAACCGCGCAGCCACCGGTCCGTCCGCCGGGAGGAGAACAATGCGGCACACGCTCCGGTAGAGAGCAGGACGCCGAAGCCGCCGGGGTGTCCGTTCGTATAGGCATAGTGGTACAGGAGCAGCAGGACGAGCAAAAGCTGCGCGTAGAATTTACGGGCCTTGGCGTCGCGTGCCCGGGCGTCGCCCTCTCCTGCCGGAAAGCGGCGCTTCCTGCTATACAATGCCGCTGTAAGCACAAAAGGCAGTGCGGCAAAGGCGAGGTGTACGGCAATCCACATCATAGGTAGTAGGGTTTTTCACGCACGGGAACGGGCGGTATCACGAGTTCCAGGCGGACAATACCGTAGGTCGCCAAGCGGATAATGGCCTCGGCATCCGCGGGGGAAAGGTACATGGCCGCCTTCTTGATGCGCTGCCGGAACGAAGCGTCCTGCTTGCGGTGGGTGGCCAGCGC